AATTAGAACATCTGTTGTCAATGCTTTGAAAAAAGGAAGACGTGGAACAGAGTACGAAGATTATGCACCACTAGAAGATGGAACAGACGTTGGTAGGTTTGTTAGAAGTGATGAAGCTCGTAAAGGTGGAGAGTTTTTTAAAATGCTTCCTGCTAACCCACAGTTAATAGCGGCAACATCTGTTGGACGTGGTTCAATTGAAATTACAGACGATGGAGAAGTTTACTTTACAGACAAATATAATTTTTCTAAAAGTGGGTCTAATAAAGGATCAGACCTGTATAGTGATGTTAGAAAAGTTGCAGGTAAAGTAATGACTGAAACTGAAGATGAAAGCTCAGGCAACACTATTCGTTTATATATGGGCCACAAAGATGAACTGTTAGGTCGTCAAATTAAAAGAGGCGATACCCTGTCTAAAATTTCTAAAGATACAGGTGTTAGTGTAGAAGAGTTGATGGCTTTTAATAATATTACAAATGCTAATAAAATTAAAGCAGGTGAGTATATTCGGATTCCAAAAGCATCAACACAACCAGAGCAAATGGTAGCCTCAAGAGATTTATTGCAAGGTGATGTAGAGTTATTCGGTGGAGCTTAATGTCCAACTTCTTCCGTGGCAACAGGAAGTATTCTCAGATCCAACACGATTTAAAATTGTAGCCGCAGGCCGACGAACAGGTAAGTCAAGGTTAGCGGCTTGGTTGTTAGTAATCTATGCTCTGCAAACAGAACGTGGTCATGTATTCTATGTAGCCCCTACCCAGGGACAAGCACGGGATATTATGTGGAGCACTTTGTTAGAAATTGCACATCCAGTAATCAAAGGGAGTCATATCAACAATCTCCAAATTACTTTGATTAACGGCACAACAATTAGTTTAAAGGGTGCTGACAGGCCAGAGACAATGCGTGGTGTCTCCCTGAAGTTCCTTGTTATGGACGAGTATGCGGATATGAAGCCCAGTGTTTGGGAAACTATCCTACGTCCTGCCCTTGCTGACCAGAAGGGTGAAGCCTTATTTATTGGAACACCAATGGGGCGCAACCACTTTTATGAGCTATATACATACGCTGATATGAAAGATGATGAAAGCTATAAAGCATGGCACTTCACATCTTATGACAACCCGCTTCTTGATCCAGACGAGATTGATACAGCTAAAAAATCCATGTCGAGCTATGCGTTCAGACAGGAATTCCTTGCAAGCTTTGAAGCATCTGGTAGTGAAATCTTTAAAGAAGACTGGGTACAGTTTGATAATGAAGAGCCTGAGTTTGGCGATTATTATATTGCAGTGGACTTGGCAGGCTTTGCGGATGTTGAATATGCAACGAAGTCTAAGAATAAAAGACTAGACCAAACGGCTATTGCTGTTGTCAAAGCCAATGAAGACGGATGGTGGGTTGCAGACATTGTACACGGACGTTGGGATGTTAAGAAGACAGCAAGAAAAATCTTTGATGCTGTTGCCCACTACAAACCTGTAGCTGTTGGGATTGAAAAAGGAGCGTTGAAGAATGCAGTGCTTCCGTACCTAACAGATATTATGAAATCAAATCAAAGATTCTTCAGAGTAGAAGAACTTACACACGGCAATAAAAAGAAAACTGATCGTGTTGTTTGGGCATTGCAAGGACGCTTTGAACATGGACAGATAGTTTTAAATGAAGGAGCTTGGAATGCACAATTCTTAGACGAACTGTTCCAATTCCCTAATGCGTTGGTGCATGATGACTTAGTTGATGCGTTAGCGTACATAGATCAAATGGCTAAGGTTGCTTACCATTATGACTTTGAAGAAGATGACTTTGAATTTTTAGACCCCGTAGCAGGATACTAACATGGAATACGAAGATTTTAAAAACGAACAAGGCTTAGAGTCTTGGGTAGTTAATAAGTGTCAACAGTGGCGTGATCACTTTGAATCCAACTACCAAGAAAACTTTGATGAATACTACAGACTATGGCGTGGTATTTGGGCTAAGGAAGATAGCCTGCGTCACAGTGAGCGATCAAAGCTAATTAGTCCTGCTCTCCAACAAGCAGTTGAGTCTGCTGTAGCAGAAGTAGAAGAAGCTACATTTGGACGTGGAAAGTGGTTTGACATCAAAGATGATGTAATGGATCAAGACAATGCAGATGTCCAGTTTATTAGACAAAACCTTGACCAAGACTTAAAGTTTGTTTCAGCACGTAAGTCTATTGCAGAATGTATTCTTAACTCTGCAATCTTTGGTACAGGTATTGGCGAGATTATTGCTGAAGAACAGATTGAGTTTACTCCTGCTACACAGCCCGTAATGGATGGAGACATGCAGGCTGTTGGTGTTATGGCAAAGCCTCGTACAGTATTTAAACTACGGCCTGTAATGCCACAAAACTTTTTGATTGATCCTGTGGCTACAAACATTGAAGATGCATTAGGTGTAGCGATTGATGAGTATGTACCACTGCATCAAGTTACTATGGCCCAGGAAGCAGGAATCTACAATGCTGATGTTTCTGTTGAGACGTTTGCTGTTGATAGTGACCTAGAGCCTGATCAAGAACTCACAATGTACACAGATGACAAAGTACGTCTAACAAAGTATTATGGATTAGTTCCTCGTCATTTGTTTAATGAACATCGCACTGATGAACCTACAGACGATGAAGCAACAACAGAGTATGTTGAAGCAATGGTTGTCATTGCAAATGAAAGCGTGATTCTCAAAGCTGAAATGAATCCATACATGATGCAGGATCGTCCGGTTGTTGCATTCCCGTGGGATGTTGTACCTGGTAGGTTCTGGGGACGTGGTATCTGTGAGAAAGGATACAATGCACAGAAAGCTCTTGATACAGAACTACGTGCTCGCATTGATGCCTTAGCACTCACTGTACACCCAATGATGGCTGTAGACGCTTCTAGGCTCCCTCGTGGTGCTAAGATGGAAGTAAGGGCAGGTAAAACAATTCTGACTAATGGTAATCCTGCAGAAATCTTACAACCTCTTAACTTTGGTAAGCTTGATGCTGTCACGTTTAATCAAGGTGCAGAGTTGCAACGAATGGTACAGATGGCTACTGGGGCAATTGATGCCGCAGGTATTCCAGGTTCTATTAACGGAGATAGCACAGCGGCAGGTATTAGCATGTCGTTAGGTGCTATTATCAAACGTCACAAGCGTACTTTGATTAACTTCCAAGAAGCATTCCTACTGCCGATGGTAACAAAGATTGCACATCGTTATATGCAGTTTGATCCAGAACGTTATCCTGCACAAGACTTTAAGTTTGTACCTTCAAGCTCACTTGGTATTATTGCTCGTGAGTATGAAGTGACACAGCTTGTACAGCTTCTGCAAACAATGAGTCCTGAATCTCCAATGTATCCAATGCTTATTGAATCTATTGTTGATAACATGAACTTGTCTAATCGGGAAGAAGTTATTGCAGGATTGCGTCAAGCTAATCAACCTAATCCACAGCAACAGCAAGTACAGCAGATGGCTATGGAAATGGAGATGGCTCAGAAGCAAGCTACAATTGAGAACATCCAAGCTCAAACAGCAGAGATTGTTTCTCGTGTACAACAGAATCAAGTGGAAACACAACTGCTACCAGAGGATAGCGAAACTAAACGACTAGAAGCATTGCTCAAAAATATTGGGCCAGATGCAGAAACAAAAGACTTTGAACGCAGAGCTAAACTAGCAGAACTAGCATTAAAGCAACGCGACATTGAAACGAAAGAAGACATTGTTGAAATGCAAATGAGAGGATAATATGGTAACAAAACAAGACGTGGATAACATTCTAACACAAGTGAATGCCATTCTTGCTAAGTTGGACGAGAGACTAACTAAGCTTGAACAAGCAGGATCAAAGCCAACACCAAAGAAAACAATAACGAAAGAGCCTGCAGAGGCTTGACATTTTCTAAAAAGTATGCTATAATATTTAGTATATTCAAAGCACCGAACATAAGGAGAATGCTTTGACCAAAGAAGATGAAGTGTATTATGAAAACTATCTTGATTTGTTTCTCCATCCAGGGTGGAAACAATTTGTACAAGAAAGTAAAGAATCTTTAGAGTCTCATAACATTGATGAGATCAAAGATCAAAGAGAATTATTCCTTCTCCAAGGTAGAAGACACACATTGTTAAATGTAGTTCACTTTGAAGCAGGAATAAAAAACGCATTTGATATGGAGGCGTCTGATGATTAGACGCTTTGATTTCAAGTGTACAAAATGTTCACACATTGAAGAACAATGGGTAGATAGCTCTGATGCGTTTGCTACTTGTCCGGAATGTGGGGACACCGCACAGCGGATAATCTCAAGTGTATCTTCACATTTTGTTGGCACGGGTTGGCCCGATGCTGATGATCGGTGGGCAAGGGATCACGAGAGAGCCGCCAAGTAAAAATTTATCCATAATGCTACGGCACGGAGTTTAAAAATATGGCACAACTAATTGATCGTGTACCCGAAGATCAACAAGAAAGCGAAGAGTTTGCTACTTTAGATGAGCAACAAGAAAAGGTAGAGGAAGCTCCCGAAGAGCCAACCCCACAACCTGAAGTCAAAGACGACATACCTGAAAAGTATCGAGGCAAGGAATTAAAAGATATTGTCCAGATGCATCAGGAAGCTGAAAAGCTACTAGGCCGTCAAAGCTCAGAAGTAGGTGAACTACGCAAGATTGTCGATGATTTCGTTAAGTCACAGATTGAAGCGGCCAGTCGCCCACAACAACAACAAGACGAAGAAATTGACTTTTTCTCCGAACCAGAAAAAGCAATAGCCAAAGCCATTGAAAATCATCCAACGCTTAAACAAGCAGAGGAAACGACAATGGCTCTGAAGCAACAGCAAATCTTAGCCAAGTTGCAAAGCAGTCACCCAGACTTTATACAAATCGTCCAAGACGAAAAGTTCCAGGACTGGGTAGGAAAATCAAAGGTACGTGCAGAATTATATGAACGTGCGGATAAACAATTTGATTTTGACAGTGCAGACGAACTAATCACTACGTGGAAAGAACGTCAAAACATGGTGGTAGAAACAGCTAAAGTGCAGGAAGAAGACCGTAAGCGTCAACTGAAAGCGGCTTCAACAGGCGGTGCATCTGGTAGCGGGGAAGCCCCTAGTCGAAAAGTCTATCGTCGTGCTGATATTATTAAACTTATGAAAGATGATCCAAAGCGTTATCAACAGCTACAGCCAGAAATTATGGCGGCTTACGCAGAGGGTCGTGTCAAATAGCGTTAAGGAGCTAGAATCATGGCACTTGGTACTAACCATGTCACCAATACTACTGGTGCAACTTTCATCCCAGAAATCTGGTCTGATGAAATTATCGCGGCATACGAGAACTCACTCGTACTTGCTAATCTTGTAAACCGTATGCCAATGACGGGCAAGAAGGGTGATACTATTCACATCCCTAAGCCTACTCGTGGCAGTGCATCTGCTAAGTCTGCTGAAACTCAAGTAACACTGATTGCGGCTACTGAGTCAGAAGTACAAGTAAGCGTAGATCAACACTACGAATACTCACGTCTCATTGAAGACATTACAGACGTACAGGCTCTTGCCTCACTGCGTCAGTTCTACACTCAAGATGCAGGCTATGCTCTTGCAAAGCAGGTTGATACTGATCTGTTTGCATTGGGTAAGTCTTTGGGTGACTCCGATGGTGCAGACTGGGTTCACAGCAACTCATACTACATGGATGCATCTACAGACTTAACAGCTTATGCTGTTGACACTGTAGCGGCGGCTGATGTATTCTCTGATGATGGCTTCCGTGCCGCAATCAAAGAACTTGATGATGCTGACGTTCCTATGGACGGACGCTTCCTTGTTGTTCCTCCATCAGTTGTTGAAACCATTCGTGGTATCACTCGTTACAACTCTTCAGACTTTGTGTCTGGTACACCTACAGTTAACGGAAACATTGGTAGCCTTTACGGTATCCAAATTTATGTTTCTACAAACTGCCCTGTCATTGAAACTGCGGCTAACAACGCCGCCGGTGGTGACTTGAAAGCAGGTATCCTGGGTCATAAAGACTTTGCGGTATTTGCAGAGCAAATGGGTGTGCGTACTCAAACTCAGTACAAGCAAGAATACCTTGGTGACTTGTTCACTGCCGACACTCTCTACGGTGTCAAGGTGTTACGTCCTGAGTCTGCTTTAGCTTTGATCTTCAACGCCTAAGCAATCTAGGGGGTCGCAATGGCCCCCTTCCTAATTTAATACACTGGAGATTCTAATGGCGATTTTTCGT